ATTGGAGCAGGAGGAAGTGCATTCATAATTATGAGTGGTTGTAAATTAACTGATATGGAAGTACCATCACCAGTTGAAGGAACGCATGACCAGTCATTAACAATAATTCCAGCACATGTATCTGTTACAGTAGAAGATGCAATTGTCGATTATAATGCTTGGTAAGCAAATTTTTTATTTTTTTTCTTCTTTATTTTTTGAGGAGATATCAGTTAGTAACTAAATAACTAGGAGGAAACAAAATGAGCATAGTAGAAAAAGAAAAATGTGTAATAGCAAGAGATGGAGAAGGAAATATTATTCCAACTGAAATTATATTGGAAACGCATCCAGATAAACCAAAAGTGATGATGACACCTTTAACAAAAGGTGAATTCCAACAACTTGTTAAAGTTCCAGATGATGAAGACGAGCTAATAAGAACACATACAAAAAATCCAACTTTTACAAAAGATGAATTTGAATATATACAACCAATAATGTATGGAGCTCTTAAAATGGCACTATTGTCTTTAACAACAAGTGTATCTCAAATAGAGATCCAAACATCAACAACTAAATCATTGTTGGATTCAGCAGAAGCAAAAAAAAAATCTATAATGACGAAAGCAAATTAAATTGGTTTCTTCATAAAAAAGGATATACTTGTTTTACAATTCCGAAACTCACATATGTGGAAATTAATATGCTTATAGATGAAAACAATAAAATGGAAAAAGAAAAACAAAAACAAATAAAAAAGGCAAATAGAAAAGCTAGGAGAAAAAGATAATGGCAGGATTTTTAGCTGGAGCTGCAGGTGGTGCAGCAGTTACGATAGTTATACAAGCTGTAGATAAATTTACTAATGTATTTGCTGGAGTAAATAAAGGAATGTTAGTAATAGGTGCTGGTATAACGGCACTTGGAATAGCAGGACTTGCAGCATCTAAAGGATTTATTAATACAGCAGCTTCTTTTGAAACTGCATTTACTGGAGTCAAAAAAACTGTTGAATTAAGTGAAGCAGAATTTGAAAAGTTAAGGCAAACTTTTAAAGATTTAACTAAAGAAATACCAATAACTTTTGAAGAGTTAAGTAGTATAGGTGAAATAGCAGGACAACTTGGAGTAGAAGGAGTAGATAATATTGCTAAATTTACAAAAACAATAGCTGATATAAGTGTAACTACAAATTTAACTGCAGAAGAAGCAGCAACAGCATTTGCAAGAATAGCAAATGTAATGAATGAACCTATTGAAAATGTTGATAGGATGGGTTCAGCAATAGTTGATTTAGGAAATAATTTTGCAACTTCTGAACAAGAAATTGTTACTATGTCTATGCGAATTATGGGTGCTGGTAAAACAATTGGATTAACAACACAAGAAGTATTTGGTATGAGTGCTGCTTTAAGTGCTCTAGGTATCAAATCAGAAATGGGTGGCAGTGCAATTTCAAGAGCTATGATTACTATAGCTAAAGCAGTTGCAGGAGGTGGTGAAGCTATGGTAGATAATACTGTTTTAATAGAAGAACATGAAAGTGGTCTCAAAGATTTAGAAAACCAGTTGGCATTAGCTGCATTAAAACAATCTGAATTTACAGAAACCACAAAAGAGTCGACAAGAGTATCTTCACAAATGAAAATAGAAGAAATAACTGAAAAAATAAAGATGCAAAAAGATGCTATTGTGGAGCTTGAAGACGCTCATGGTTCAATGATAGAAGTTGGTAGTGCTGAACTTAAAAAATTTGCTGAAGTTGCAGGAATGACAATGGAAGAATTTACTATTGCATGGAAAGAAAAGCCAATAGAAGCGATGTCAAAAGTTATTATGGGATTGAAAGGAATAACAGAGTCTGGTGGAGATACATTTGGAGTTTTAGAAGATTTAGATTTGAAATCAATTCGAATAACAGATACTATGTTAAGACTATCTGGTTCACAAGATGGAGTAACAGAAGCTGTTAAAAGTTCTGTAGAAGCATGGGAAGAAAATACAGCGTTAGTAGAAGAAGCAGAAAAAAGATATGGAACGACAGATTCACAAGTAACTATTCTTAAAAATAAATTTGCTGCATTAAAAGATGATATGGGTAGAACTCTTATTCCAGCCTTTATTAGTCTAGTTGATATATTGGGCAAAGTTATTGGCTGGTTTGAAAAACATCCTACATTAACTAAATTTGCAGTAGCAGCATTAGCAATAGGGTCTGCATTAATGGTAGTTCTTGGACCAATATTAATGCTTGTTGCAATTATTCCTGCTCTTGTAGCAGGAATAGGTCTGATAGGAGCAGCTTTTACAGTTGCAGCTTTGCCTATTATAGCAATAGTAGCACTTGTGGTTGGAATTATTGCAGCTATAGTATTGCTTGGAAAAACAATAGCAGAGCTCTGGAGAAGATGGAAAGGTGAATCAGCTCAGTCTAAAGAAGAAGCGATAGATGAATTTAATCGTATGAATAAAAAAGGTGAATATGCTGAAGCAAAAATGGATGAAGAAGTTTTTAAATCTGAATCAGGCAAAAGTTACGTAAAAGATGTAGATGAGAAAGGAGTTACTAGATATGAAGAAGTAAAAGAAAGCACTACTAAAAAAGATGAACCTAAAATTAAGTTTACTGGTGGGAAAGGAGTTACTATTGGGGAAGATAAAATAGCTAAAATAGGATATAATAATACTGATTATACAAATCTTAACGATTTTATTTTAACTCCAAGCGGTAAGATAATTAAAACAAATCCACAGGATACAATAATTGGAACGAAAACTCCAGAGAAAATGGGTGGTGGTGTTACAATTATTTTGAATGGAGATATATATGGAGTTGATCCAGATGACATGGCAGAAGCATTTGCAGATAAATTAAATAAACAAATACGAATGTAAATGGTAATATATACTAAGTTAGAAATAAATAATGTAGAGTATACAAATGCATTGAAAATCGAAGTAGATAAAACTATGAGTGAATTTAATGCTACTGGTAAGTTTGTAATAAAATTTGATAATAAAAATGGTCAATATAATAATACATTTTCTTTAAATCAAGATATTGAAATATGGGCAGATAAAGACATTACTCCTACTACAAAAATATTTTTAGGAATTATAGAAAAAATTAATTTTAAAGGTATTTCTCAAGATGAAAAGGTAATATTAACTGGTCGAGATTATGGAGCTAAGCTTCAAGATATTCTTGTTAGTCCTAGAATATTTAAAAATCAAGAAGTTGGTGCTATTGTTCGGACATTAATATTACAAAATGCTTCAGGAACAGGATTAACTACCAACAATGTTGGCATTACTACTACAGAAATTGAAAGGATAACTTTTAACAATATCACTTTATTTGATGCACTAGTACAATTAAGTGAAATATCTGGATATTATTTTTTTATAAATACAGACAAAGATTTAAATTTTGTAAAAAAAGATAGTATTGTATCAGGAGAAACATTTAATAATACAAATGTTACAAGTTCAAATTTTAAACAGACTGATGATGAGATTTTTAATCGTATTACAGTATTTGGAGATAGACAATTAACTGGAGTTAGAGAGACATTTTCTGCTCAAGCTGGAAGTGTATATACATTAGATGATAAGCCATCAAATGTTAATTTTATTGGAAGTGCTAGTCCTAATGTCCCAATACAGCCAGGAGGAATTAAAGGTGTTGCTAATCCACAAACAGAAAATGTTCAATATTTAGTAAATTATCATGAAAAAGAAGTTATTTTAGCAAGCGGAACAACTGCTGGAGACAATACTGGATGGACAGGAAGTTCAGTCATTATTGATTATCAAAGAAGTAGTCCATTAATTGCTATTGGTAATGATGCAACAAGTGAAACAGCATATGGACAAAAATGTAAACAAATAGTAGATAGGAATATTAAAACTCAAGATGAAGCAGAATTAAAAGCATCGACATTTCTTGCCAAATATAAAGACCCCCTTATAGAAGGAAATATAAATGTTTATGGAATAACAAATGTTACTCCTGGAAATACTGCAATTGTAAATATTCCATTCCAAAATATTAGCTCTCAGACATATACTATACTAAATGCAGTATATGAATTTACTTCACGAAATAATCTTTCCAACCAAGTATTAAATATTACTTTGAATAAAAGAATTAAAAATTTTATTGATTATATGAAAGATCAAGAATTAAGATTAAGGAATTTAGAAGGTGCAGAAGTTGAAACTTCCATTACTAATTTAGAATCAACAACTGGAAGTTTAAGTGTAGAAACAAGTTATAATGTTATTAGCAATAGCATTGGAAGTACATTTTATTTTCATCTCCCAGGACATAATATACTTAATAGTTCAACATCACTAATAGGAGACATGAGGGCAGGTAGTACTGTAATTTCAGGATGATTAAATTAAATAAGGAGGAAAAATAATGGGAATGACAACAGGAGGTTTATCAGTCTGTGCAGCAGCATTAGGAGGTAGTTATAGTGCAAATCATTATATAGGAGTTGGAACAAGTGGTTTAACATATGCAAGTGGCAATACAGCTTTAGGAAATGAATTCGATAGAAACCAAGTAGATACAAATACATTATCTGTTGGAGAACAAGTTACTATGATTTCTAATTGGTCAGCATTTGATATTTCAGGATGTGTATTAAAAGAATTTGGAATGTTTACAGCTGTGGGTAGCCAGTTAATAAATAGAGAAGTAATGGCAGGTAGTTTGGTATTTGATGGTGAACAAGAACTACAGATACAGAATACTATTTTATTTAAAATCTAAAATGAAAAACAATAAATTTATAAAGTTAAAGAAGTTATTAATATAAGATGGCAGAATTATATTCTCAATATGCAAGTGGTGCACAGTTTCCAGCTGGAGATATCACTGGTAGTTCTACAGGAGCTTCTGGTCTTAATCCTATAGTAGATAGACTTAATGCAATTACTTCGGATGATGGAGCTTATTCAAATTTAACAGCAGGAGAAGGTATTGACATTAGTGCTGGTTCAGTTATTTCTGCAGAACTTGCAACAACATCAAATAAAGGAGTGGCTAGTTTTGCAACAGCAGATTTTGGTGTATCAAGTGGAGCAGTAAGTCTAGATGATGATGTTATATCAACTATTGATGGTGATACAGGAACTGCTACAGGAGTAGGTCATAGTATAAATATTTTAGGTGGAGAGGGTATTGATGTAACTGGTGGCACTCCAACAGGAGATGATTTAACTATTGCTGGAGAAAGTGCTTCTACTACCAATAAAGGTGTAGTTGAATTAGCAACAATAGCAGAAACATCTGCTGGTACAGATACAGGG